ATGCTAAAACCTCATATACTTTCATTTTTCTTTTTTATAGATTCGAAAAATCCGAATTTTATAAGCTGCCTAAGTTTTCAAGCACTTCAACCCGTTTTCCAACCGTATTTATCTCGGTAACGGAAACCACCGGATTAGGCATCATTTGAACGCCTTTAGCCACCGCCCTAGCAAGCATATCTTCTCCCATAGTTTGATTGCTTGATGCAGTGATGTTTATCGGCACTCCACCACCCATCTGGTTAAATGAGGATAGGATAGGAGCAAATAATTCTGTTGCTCTTGCTGTCATTACCGATTCTCCGTTACTTAATTGCGCCGGGATGCTATCGCTCGTTCCGGTTCCGGGACCGGTGACTAGACCGCCGGTTGCAAATTTGGCGGACTTGATCGACTTCATAGCGGTGCTCATGACAGCAGTAACAGCAGCGACAACCGTTCCGATAGCTACAAGCATATCCACCCATGTTGCACTGGATCTAGTAGCTGTCTCAACCGCTTTTGCTATGGCTACCCCTTGCGCTATGGCAACTTCAGCAATCGCTAATAGTTTTGCGGCACGTGCCATTTCTTCATTAGTTTCTCCTGCTAATTCCAATAAAGAAGATATACCACCGATAAGACCACCAATCGCTTCCGCTTTCTGTGTTTCGATTTCTATCTCTTTATTTGCTAGTTCCTTTTCTGCATCAAGATAAGCATTTTTAAGCTCCAGCTTACGAAGATTGAAAGCTTCTATACTTTCCCCTTCCATTTGCTGAATCTTGTCTAATTCCTCCTTTCTCTGCTTTAACCTAATACGATAAACTTCCGCTTCATTATTGTACACTTTTGCAATCTCGGTTTCATAGCGAAGTTTCATTGCATCCTGTTGCTTTTTCAGTAAATCTGCATCATGTTGTTTTACCAAATCATCCATTTGTTTATTATACTTCGCACGTATAGCAAGCTTCATCTGTTCGGTAAGCTCGGTGTTTGACAGGTCTAAATCCCTTTGTGCAATTAGTTGCTGCATCTTTAATTGATATTCCTGTTCGCTTCCGGCTTTTACGGCATCAAGCTGAGTCTCAATTAACTTTTGTCGTCTTTCAATTTCAGCTTTATACTGTTCATTAGATAATTTGGCTAATTCCTTTTGCTGTTGTTGCTCTTTTAACTTTATTGTTTCTCGAATGCTATCTTTTGCTTTCGAAGTAAGATTCTTTTCATCAGTTAGTTTTTTCTTCAAATCTTCTATTTCTCTATCATAGCTAACCTTCAATTGTTCTCTCTGTCTTTCGGCATTATTTTGTATGAGTGCAATGAGGGTGTCTTGGGCTTTTCTATAAGCTTCTACCTCCTTTTTTCGTGCTTCTTTAGCGGCATTGGCACCTTCTTTACGAATAGCATTTAATTTATTTTGCTGTTCAGTTTGACGGGTGTATGAACTTTCTGATAGTTCTTGTAATGAATTGAACTGCTCCCTAAATTCTTTAAGATCGTCAATTGTACTTTCTGATAAACCCAATTTTCCTATTAATTCATCTGCAGTGATGCTCCCTTGTTTAATTTGTTCCATTAATTTACGAACTTCTTCATTCATTTCCTTGTACCCAAGAGTGTTCGCCAATCTTTTCTCTGCAATCTCTGTCTGCAGTTTTAAATCTTCCTGTTCCAACTCATATGCTTTTTGTGCAGCTTTCATTCTCTCGACTGTAGATAAAGTCGTATCATCAGAAACCTTTTTAAGTTTTTCTATTTCTGCACGATTGGCTGCTCTTTTCATAGAAAGCATAATTTCCTGTTTCTCAATTTGGCTTAAAACATCTTGTAATTCCCATGCCAATTTTGTTTCTCTCGCTATTTCATCCCCTATACCAGAGAATGCTTCTTTCGTGTCAGATAATGCCCCAGTAAAATCACCGGTGAACAATTTAACAATTGCTCCACCCAATTTAGCCAGGCGATCAATGATGACATTTACTGCTGCTCCTAAAGCGGCCATTGCTTTAGAGACAATTTCTACTCCTTTTTGTGTCTTAGTGAGATATGCAACCAATGATCCAAGTGCTACAACAATGGCACCAATACCAGTAGATATGAGTGCTACCTTTAAAATCTTCATTGCTGTAGATAGAAGATTGGTAGAGACAGCAGCAGCCTTTTGGGTTCCAGAAAGTGTTTTGGCAGCAGATGCTCCTTCTAAATATCCATCTTTAATCTTCACAAATTCATTCTTTACATCAGATAAATATCCCTTCAAGCCAGAGAGGGCAGTTACTGAATTGTGAATTTCTTGTATGAAGGGAATATTTGCTTCTGCCGCTTTAGTAATTGCTTCAGTGTAATTTCCTACATTACGATAGAAACGCTGAGTTTCCTCTTCTGCGCCTTTCAATGAATCGGTAATCTCATTTATCCTGTTCTTCAAATTCTGCCCCTTAGCCGCATTTCTTTCTGCTTCTGAAAGGCTATCATATTCGGTTGTCAGATTGGATAACTGGGCACGAAGAGAAATCAAACTGCCTTCCTGTTCCTTCTCAATTTTTATATTGTTACGAACCTCTTTGGTCAGCGCTTGAACGACCTCCTTGGCTTCCATCATCTTTTTTTGTGTTTCTACAATTCTAGCATTGTATTCTTCTTGTGATATCTGCTTGTCTTTTAAGGCTTTTTTATATTCAGCCTCTTCTCGCCTTAAATTCTCTATAGCTATACGATATTGAGCAATATTTCGTATTGCATCATCATTTCTTACTGTAATCTTTAGTATCTGTTCATTCTCATTATTCATAATCTTTGTTCTTTTTCGGTTAATACTCCGTTACTTGCAAAAAATAAAGCCATAACAAGGGCTGGGAAAGTTTCGCTATCTCCTTTGATATTCAGATTGTCCAGGAGTAAAAGCATTTTTTTACGTTTTTCGGAATCCGGCTCATGTTCGTTTATTAAATTCTCGATCATTGATAATGTTGATATAGTCTCCATCCGGTTATTCTGAATTAATTCTGTAACCCGTTTGCCTTCTGCTACTACTTTCTGAATAGTCGTTTTATACTCTTTGGCCATCTTGTCAAAAGCCAAAGCTAATTTCATGGCTTCTTTGTTGTTTAACAAATCTTTTTCTGTCATAATCATTTTATATTAAATCATTAAATTACAAATCTCCCAGATGCTCCAGAACTTCGTCTGGAATTTCCATATTTATAACTTCCTCCATAGAAATGGAATGTCCCAAATATTCTTCTAAAAGCATTTTTCTAGTTTGATTGATTTGTTCGGTAATGTTCCGAACCTTTTCTACTGCATTCTCTGCCATATCACCATACTTTTAATAGTTTACATTCACATATGTCATTCTCTTTTGTTTTAATCTCAATAATAGCTAAATAACAGCCATATTGAGCTAAATAAACCGGTATATCCATCTCTAAGTCTCGCAACTCGATACTGTTGAGACGGATATACTCGGTCACTACCTTTGCATCATTGATTAGTCCTTTGTACGTCTGATAGTTATTTGCAATTAAGGTAGTCCATTCCAATCCTTTAAATATTCCTTTTGTACCGTCAAGTAACAGTATTCGGGAATTAGCCTTATTATATTCTAACTCTCCATCATCATTGTATGAATATAGGGGAATATAAGCAACTCCTCCTTTTGTGTCACAAGCGGAGAAGGGTAGGGTAATAGCATCACGTTCATAATCTATCGTGGCATCATTGACCTGTATATTTCCATCGTAGTTTCCATTGACGGAATCGTCTTCTTTGTATCGGAATCTGTTATTTTGAGCAATATTGTTAAGAGTATATTCTAGGCTGCGTGGAGTTACGCTCTTGTAGGCCATAATCACACGATCCGTCCAGTCTACTGCCTTTGGCATATTCTTTCTCAGGTTATCAAAAGGTATAAACTTGATTCCGTTTGCACCATCTGGTAAAGCAAACAGACCGACCATTGAAGCAATAGCTTTGATAAAGTCTATTTGTTTGATGTCCGGAAGGTTGGGAACAAATGGATATTTTTCCCCGAATAATACTTCACCTCTATTTGAAATGGTTAGTGATAAATTGATATTTGCATAATCTCCTGCGACTAATATTTCAGGCTTGGAAGAAGGAAGAAAGCTTAGACATAGTATTTGCCCTTCATTTATCTCAAATTTATCAAGATTAACTTCGTATGTCAAATTTGTTTTTCCATTCACGATAGATATGCTTTTGGGCTGAAATGCTGCAATGATCTTATGCTCTTCATCTTCGAGGCGGACGCAAAGTAATGCCTTCTCTCTGTCATTCCCCGGAGTATCTGTAGATATAATTACAGTTCCTTTTAAAGTCACTTCCATGTCGTAGCTGACTTTATATCCTATTCCCGTAATATTTGTGCCTGTTATATTTGCAGACTCTCCATATTTACTTAATGTTGAATCTATATTCAATACAAGGTTCAGTCCTCTTTCACCGTTATAGCTATTGTCATAATTGATAACATCCCCGGTGAACTTTATAGGATACTTGTCATATAATTCCTGAGAATCATTTCTCGTAAGGAGAGGAACGATCATCTTATCTATAAAGGAAAGCTTATCGGCCGGAAAAGAAAATGTAACTCCACTTTCTTCTTGAATCTTATCTAAGATCCACCTAACTGTAATTACCGGATGATACCAAACATTTGGATCACCGGAATTAAACCCATAGTCAATAAGAGGAAATTGTGTGGAATTGCTTCCTTTATTGTTCCACACTACCCAGTCTATTCCCTCTGTTGTCCCATGAGGAATATCAGTTAGTTTTTTATCGTCATTTACTATGCTGGCAAAGTTGGTAACATTTCCCCAACTAAGAGCTATCTCTATTGATTCGCCGGTCTTAAGTAATACTACATTCGCATCTTTTATAATTTCAATGCCATTCCTTAATACCGATCCTTTATGTTTTAAATATGGATATCGGCTTGTTGAACTGGGAATGTGTGAGCATTCAATCAAAGCAAGATTCTTTGCCGTTTTGGGTAATCTGATCGTATAACTGCTATTACTTACAATTTTACTAATATCGGTTAGCAGGTTACTCTTATAGCTCAAAGTAATATCCGTCTTGTTAAGATCAGCCTTTGTATTATTGATATATAATTCGTCTCTTGTCATAATGTTAAAAAAATGATGATTAATAATTTATTTAGTTGAGCAATGCTCTATTAATCCCTACAAATGTGAAATCTCCATTTGGGTTTACTCTGATCCAGTCAGGCACACCACCAAACATTTCTTCAAATTTGGCCTTGCCTATTGTCTTTTCTGCCATATCTTCGACAGATTGATAACCGTTGGCCTTGGCAAAGTTTTCATCAACTCTAGCCTCTATAATTCCGCTACCGTCTTTCCAGTATCGGAAAGTGATAGGTAGATCACGAAAATTCATTTGAATTATATCGTATCTTTCATTTTGTTCTACTATCTTCTTCATAATTACCTTTATTTGGCATCTTGTTTACGTCTAAGCTGTTTTCTCGCTCCATACGATAGATTGTTCATTCAAGAAAAGAAAATGCCTAATTCGCAAACCCTTTTTTATTTATATTCCTGTTTCATGTACTTAAACACTTTCTTCATTGCTCCTTTGCCGTCTCTGATGCACCATGCAGATACGCCAAACTGTGAATCTCTGGGATAATATTCATAAGAGTACCCGCTTTTTGTTTTCCCAAAATTGGATTGGAATACTTCAAAATATACTATTCCCTCCGGTGTGGTTCTTCGATAACAGTACATTCGGTTTTTTCTGTTTTTGAATACTAATTCGAAAGAATCACCGAACTTTTTAAACTCTGCCTTCAATGATGAAGGCTTAACTATCCCTAATCCTTTCATATTCTTTTCACGTTTGCAATATTTTCGATTTTCTCCGCAAAGATGAATATCTTATCATCCCGCAAAAGAAAATGGCTTAAATCGCTTTATTTTGGCTGAATATATTTTTTTGCTCGTTTATCTCTTCCAGACCAAATTCTACTCTCGGATTCCGTCGGTCTATCCGTTTCTCCGCATGAATCTCAAAACATAGGCTGTCGTTTGTAATAGCCTCAACCATTTGCAAGCAATCAAGGATCGTTTTTAGAGCATTATCCAGATCGAAGCGAATATTTCCATGCCATACACGAATAAATAGCTTGAAACGACCGGAAATGCGTTTTCCTCGATACTTCTTGCATTGTAGGCAGAAGGATTTCTCATATTCCCTGATCCGGTCGTTTTTGATGATCCGCTTCTGGCCATCTTTGCCCGGTACGGCTTGATAGTTGTTTGCTTTCGCTATCACTTGTCCGTAGATTGTTTCTATTTCCATAGCTAGAAGGGATCAGGTTCAACATTTGCCGAAATAGGTATATCTTGTAAGTCGTAAAAGTGAGTGGTCGGAGCATCGAACTTGCAAATAAACTTCATTATCCCAATGTTTCGTCCTTTGGCAACATCTATCATTGCTGTCCCTTTCGTTTCCACATTGGAGAACTCTCCCGGGTATGGTTTGCCTTTCACCTCTGGACGATAAATCAACATAACCACATCTGCGGCTTCTGCTATCTGTCCGCTATCTCTCAACCGAGCTATAGAGGGAACCGGGTTATCTT